CCAGGCCAAACGCTGCAGTATTGCGATCTACGCGCTCAGCAATTGCTACGGCTCGATCAATAAGGCCAACTCCAACCATCCATGACACCGCATCAGCTGCGTAGTCTCGCAAAAGCGCCAGCGTTGCCGATCTGTTTTTGGATCTTTCCAGTGTCCAGATCAGAGATCCGATCTGATACTGTGGGAGATCAAAACTCTCGCCCCAAAACTGATCGCCCCACCAGCCGCGCAGATCGAGCGGCCCACCTGGCAAATCTACACCCGGCGGCGCACGACGATCCGTGAACAGTGACAATTCCACCAGCGAGATCAACCCGTCATCAGTCTCAAGGTTGCCCGCAAATGGTGCGAATTCTGTCCTCGCCTGCGCGATATCTCCTCGCTGCTCCAAGTTGTCAAAGCGGTGCAAAAGTACCGGCATCATCCAACCTTTGTCTTTCTCGTGGCAACCGGCGCGATCGTACCTGTTACCACAGGCAAGGGAGTACCGGGAGGAAGCAGCGCATTGACAGCGCCCATCCACGTGACAAACTGCGCGCTCGGCACCACGCTATCACCGCCGCCTGCAGCGTATGGCTTAGTGGGATCCACCGCGCCACCAGTATACACGAAGCCAAGGGGGGCGGGGCTGAGCGAGATCGATCCGTCAGTGTGCAATCGTATGACCTGCCCGTGATCGCTGTAATAATCAACCTCACCAGGTAGCTTATCAGGCGAGGCGGCACCCCTTGGCGCCGCCCCAAGGATCGCCACCTGATCGCCTGATGCTCCAACTGCGATCGCTATACCCTCTGAACCGGGCGGCAGATAGCTAGAGATGCCATAGGGCTCAAACACTTCCGCTCCATCCCTGCGTATTCCCTGCAGCATATCGACCGCTGCGATCTGGCCGCCGCCTGTCACTGCAGACGCGACCACCTTGGCGCGCGTGACCATCAGCCGCATTCGGTTAGCAATCTTGCGAAGCTCGCCCTTGATTGCATTCCAGCTTGATCGATCTACCACGAGAGAACACCTTCTTTTAGCTTTGGCTTTGTCGGCGGAGTCAGGCCCACGAAGGCCTCGGGGTTCACCAGATCGATCGATGTCTGGGATCCGCCGCTCTTATCGAAGGTGAAATTCACAGACTCAACGATTAGGCCTTTTTTGCTTAGACGCAAAAGCGAATCGTTAGCGATAACCGTCTTTCCTGGCTCCCAAAGTTGCCCCGGCGCAGACTCCCAGCCCTGCACCGTATAGCTGACGCGCTCGCTTTGGCCTGCCCTCGTGTTTCTCGTCCACTCTGCCGCACGCCGCAGAGTGCCGGTTGTGCTCGCCCCGTCTTGAATAAACACCAGCGGCCTATACCTGAGTACGCGCGGGTCCTTGGCTGACTGCTTGCCCTCGCGCGCGGCGTCGCCAAGCACAGTGGAGCTCCCCTGTTTCTGGCCAAACGCGATATACAGATCGTGCCGCTGTCTGTGGTCGCTCCTGCGCGTGCCGCTTTTGATCTTGGCGCCGCCACGATCCAGAACAATTGCGCCGGCTGTCAGCAGCCCCGGCGGTCTGCCGATCTCAAGCTTGCCGTCTGGTGTGGTCCTGAGCAAAACTCCGAGCTTCTGCGCTAGCCTGCCCAAGCAATCACCAGGGGACTCGCCAATCTCGACAGAGTGTCTAGCGATCGGCGCCAGCACGAGCGGATCCACATTGGCTGAGAGTATAGGAACGATCCCGTATGGCTTGCAGATCTGCGCGGCGATCGTCAGGAGCGTTTTGTGTTGCCAGCTCGAAGGGTCCGGGACTACTGACGAATCTACCAGATCGCCGCTCTTGCTCCTGCCTTGCACTGAGAATCCGTGCGACGTTGCGCCGCCCTGACCGCCTGCGGAGTAGGACCATTCCGCAACGTCTACATGCCCGGTTATGACCTTTTGCGCACCAATGGACAGTATGCACCTGTCTCCCTCTTTTATGGGGTAATCCCTTCTGGTGTTTATATCTACATACCCAAGCGAAAAGGTATCAGCCAGTGATGTGATCGATCTGGTAATGCTCACCCTTGTCCATTCTGACAAGCGGCGGCCATTGACCGAAAGGCTAACCTTAGGGTTAACCACCAGTCACCTCTAGCGTTCGCGGCGGGACGAACATGGGGTCGATCACGTTGTTTCTGTCAACGATCTCAAGATTGCGATCGTTGTCTCCGTATATTTGATAGGCAACCACAAGCGCGGGCAGTGCCTTGTGTGTGGTGTATGTCGTGAGCTGCGGCAGATCCTGCGCGACGCCTGCGAGGTATTCCACCACATTCGCCTTGAGTTGTCTGATCTGGCTATACATCTGATCATCAAGATCAGGATCGATCGTTATCTGATCAAAGAAACCTAAGAATTCAGACTTGAACAGGTTAACCTCATCTGTGCTACTGAATGACATATCAGTAACGGCTGCGGCTGCGCCTGAAACAAAAGATATTCTGTTCGCTAACCACCACTGGATCGAATTGTCACGCTCTAGCAGAGATTCAGGAGTGGACAGTCTGGGCTGTGAAGGTCTGGGCTGACCGAATATCTCGCGCATGGCTTGCGTGAACGTGCTCTGCGCTCGCCTGTTTCTGCTGGGCAGATCGTCGACAGAAGATGCCACACCAGCGATTATCCCGATCGCTGTCCCTGTCATCGACGTGATCATATCATCAGGCTTTCTTAGCAGCGCTGACGCCTGATCTGCGAACCCTGTCACGGCTGATCCGAATGCCTCGGTAAGATTCATCGCCGCCTGAATCTTGCCCTCGACTACACGCATCGCAGCAGTTGCCAGGCCGATTGTTCCGATGATCTGCTTTACAAATGTGCCCACCTTGAAGCGCCTTTTGTATGATGCAATCAGGGCTAAATTCACTAACCCCACCTGATTGAGCAGATCTAAACTGGCATCACGGATTAGCGGGAACGCTTGATCCTTGGTGACTACCAGCCTGAATCTGAATTCGCACTTGCCGCCGCTCGTCCTGCTATTTGTTAGCTTGTACCTGCCGGCAAGGGCACACCTAAACGTACCGCGGTACGGGTGCTCAAATTTGTGAGTTTTGGGCTTCCTTAGGATCTCGATGAAATCATCCATATCCACAAGGTAATCCTCACCCACAAAAACAGCAGTCACGTCGAACGCTTCCTGACCTTCGCTGATTCCCTCGTACACCGGCCTTCCGCTCGTGGCGATATCGTGTATCACTCCATCCGCGCCGCCCTCATCATCCACGTTTTCATATATGAATTTCTTGCCGTCTAGCTTGCCAAACTCCTTCTGATCATCTCGCCAGCCCATTAGTTCAACCCCACCCCGTCCCCGGCGCTGGCGTTCACTTCACCATCATGGTTTGACGCCTTTACGCTGGTAACCTTTACGCGCCCGTCCTCCACGCTAACATTGACATCGATCGCGCTCCTCGCAGCCCCGGCCGCCTTTCTTGCCATTGTGCCGATCCCCCCTATGTCCTTCTGACGGCCGAAGCCTTCGCTGATCAGCGTCGTTTCAGCGCTATCGTGATCCTGTCCTGACATCACCAGTTCAAGCTTCCTCTGTGCGCGCATCTTTTTCAGGGCGGCAGGATCCTTCACCTCCCTGCCGGCTGAATCCCTAACCACGCGCCGGCCGCCGGCCTTGAGTTCCGCGGCAAGCCCACTCGCGCCCACTCGCTCTACCTTCGCAGCCTTCCCGAATAGACTGTCAAAGCCGCTTAGCAATTTGTCGCTAAGCTTAAATTGTCGCTCTACGAAAGTTCCAATTGCGAACCCAAGCGCACCCATGGCACCAAGCCAGCCCATGCGGCCTGGGCCTAGCTTTGCAACTAACCCCGCAGCCTTGCCTGCAGCCTTGCCCATTACAGGCCCGAGGCCCCGGAACGCGTCTACCGTTCTTGTCACTCCGACCACGCCCTCACCTATCTTTCCAAAACCCACAGCCGCGACGCCTAGCGCGGCTGCGCCCTTTACTAGGTCTGGGTGATCCTCAGCTAGTTCGCCGCCGATCTTGGCAAGGCTCGTGACCACTGGGATCAGCGTGTCAGCCAGCGGCGTGATGGCTTCACCGATCGTCAACTTGGCATCGTCCATCTTCGACTTAAGCAGCTTTAGACGGTGTGCGCGCGTCTTACTGATCGTCTTCTCTGCCTTTTCGGTTTCGCCTGTCCGCTTCGCTTGCGCCTTCCTTGCCTCGTCTAACTTGTCGAGGTTAGCGATTAGGCCCTGCACGCCTTTTCTCGCCCGCTCGCCTCCAAACAGCTTAGCCAGGTCGGTTTCATCGAGGCCCTTGAACTGCGCCGCGAAGTCCAGGGAGCCCATATCCCTGAGGGCCTTGGAGTCGATGCGCAGCGCCGCCCGCTTAGTCGTGCCGAGTTTGCGACCAGCCTTCTTGTCTGCCCTCCTATCCTCACGCCTCCGCTCACGATTCAGCCGCTTGAGCGCATCGGTCGCCGCCTTCGTTGGCTTGACCGTAGCGCTGAGAAAAGCGGCGGCCTGCGTGGATGCATCTGCACTGCTTTTCGCCGTAAGCGTGATCGTTGAGTAGATCGCCGCAGCCTCGCCTAACTTGAGATTCATCGCGCCCGCCGCTGATGCGACCTTGGGAAACGCTCGCGCCGTCTCTCCCACCGTGGTTCGTCCCTTTTGAACCGCTACGAATAGCGCGTCAGATGCGTCAGCGGCTGTCACGCCCTCGGCTGTAAAGTTGGCGACGGTAGCGCTCAGCGCCTTGGTGGCGGTGCCGACATCGGTTAGGCCTCCGATTGAAAGTTTGTTCGCCGCGTCTAGTGTCTGCTGCGCTTGCGTGGCATCGGTCCCCCCTGCCGAAATGATGTCGTAAAGAGCTCCGGCCTGATCTGCAGCAGTGCCGCCGAACTGCAGCGACGCCTTTTTTGTAATGTCCTCAAGCTGCGCGGTCGAGAAGTGTGCCTCGTCTGTAAGCGTTCGGATATTAGAAAGGCTGGTTTCGTATTTTAGCGACGCCTGGACGGGCCCGCGCATCAGGCCTTCAGCCGCGCGGCCTAGGTCGGCCATGCCCTGCGCCGATCGCCTTATGTCGATGCCCGACGCCTTAGCCTCGCGCCCCATCTGGCCGATCACTGTCACGCCGCCGGGCCCGCCGCCCTTGCCAAGCTTGAGGCCTTTCGTTGCCCTGCTTAGGCCTTCGACCTCTCGGCGCGTCGCCCTAAATGACGTGGTGCTGAGAACGCCAAACCGTTTGGCCTCTTTTGTCAGTCCGGATAGATCTTTGCGAAACGCGCGCAGACCCGCGGCGCTCTCGTTAAACGCCTTGATCCTGATGTTTAATGCGAGGTCGGCCATGGGGTTAGTCCGTGATTCCCAGGGCGATCGCTGCCCTCATATACCAGCCGTTCAGTTGATCGAGAGTAACGCCTTCGAAATCCCTCGGCTTCCATCCAAAGGTGCGCGCGACTATTGCGATCTGGCTGTCAATGAGGCCGCCCCGCTCTAGTCCTTTCCCGCAACAGCGTCGTCCGTAGCCTGAATAACGATCTGGTAATCTTGATAGGACATTCGCCCCATCATCTCGGCAGACACGCGCCCGCCTCCCGTGTTGCTGCCTGTCAGGATGCAACAGATCGCAAGCTCTCGCGAGCGCTGCCCGGTGTCTGGGTATTCGTCCATGCGCACGGCATCGCCTGCCGTGAATGATCGCCTGATGCTCACCTTGTCAGGCGGCGCCATGGGCGGATTCTCGCGCTCAGCCTTTACCCGCTCGGGGTCATCGTGCGGCGCCCATTTGTAGATCTGAATTTCGAAATGTGTAGGCGTAACAGTTACGCGATCGTCATCCCGCCAGGTCTTCTCATCGCTGTTTGCATCTTCGCTCATGGCGGAAGGATAGCACTTAGAATGATTTCGCGGGCTGCCCCTCAAGGCTCACTGAGATGGTTCCGGCCCCCGAGTCCAGCTCAGGCGGATCGCCGACCCTTGTCGCCTGAGTAACAAGGAACACTGCGCCGGTGTCCGTCACCAACATCAGGGTTGCGTCCGTCACATCGAAATCAGAAACGGCAACACCGGGCCCGTGCGCGATAACCATGCTGGCCCCGCCTGGCGCAACGTCTGTGACCTTGTAACCTTGGGGCTTGAATTGGCCCTTGACGGTTTCGCGGACCTCCCCGCCAAACATAATAGTGGGCCCCTCTGTCGTGCCCATCTTAATGTTGTTTATGAAAACTTCCGCGCGTCCTGTTAACTGTGCCATTTGATTGGTCTCCTATCTTCCTAGAGCTTGAAGGCGATAGTTCCTGCCAGGATTCTGAACTGATTAACGGTGTCAGGGTTACCGCTATATTCGAGCCGATCGGGGTCAACCTGGCTTCTCTCTACAATGAGCGATTTGGTAAACCCTTCCACATCCTCAAGGATCCCCGCATCCTCAAACACCTCAAAGACCCCGATGATCTCAGCCTTCGCTGTTGATGGCGTCATTACCCTTTGGCCCGGGCCAAAGTTGTTCCCATCGTCCGCTAGTTTATATCTTGCGAATTTCGAGAAGTGCGAATTGATGGCATCCCTAAACACAAGCACAGTTAAAACTGTGTTCAAATTCTTGTAGCTGATGTCAGGGCTTCCGCCTGGATTCGTCTGATACGAAGTTACGATCCGCTCAATTTTCACGGTGCCGTCGTCGGCTACGCGGGTGGTTGCGATCCCGTCACCAAGCAGTGTATTGCGCTCGGGTCTGCTCCTGCGCTGGCCGGCACCCTCGGGCGCACCTGCGACACCTGGCAAGCCTAGCGTCTGGAACGGCATAGCGGGATCCGGCTCCCCTGCCATGATAGCGATCCCTGAGGCCATCGCCTCAAAGAGTGGAGACGCTGTACCCGGATCCAATTCTGGATACACCTGAAGCTGTGAGTTCCTGGCGTTCCCGTATATGGTCAGATTTGCCGTTGAATCATTTACGGCGGTAAAACTGATCCCCCACTGCTGATCCTCGGGCCCGAATCTGGAATCTAGCTCATCCTTCATTAGATTCTGAGCTGTCGTGTTCGGATAGGGGAGGTGGATATGCGTGTACTGGCTGTCAACCATCGCCGCTACAGCGGGAACGATCGACGGATCGCCCGTGCCGCCTGTCTGCACTACAGTGGGCGCAGGGATCCCAGGCGGAAAAGACTCGCGCACCCCACGATTGAATTGGATCGTGATTGAATCCCCCGCTTCGCCTGTGAATTTACTCTCAAGTGTGCACAGGTTCGAAGCTACAGACTTCTCTACCATTGGTAGCGTCGATTTGGCATCCACAGCCGCGCCGATCTTCGTTGCCACTGCATCCTGATCGTCCCCCTCAGCGACAAGCACAGGCACATATTGGCCGCCTACATACAGGTGCAAGGTTGAATTTGCAGTGGATGTCCCGGCGGGAACGGTGATCGCCTGCTCCGCCTTCGTGGATCCGCCAGCCTCGGCAAGTGCAATCGCGTAGACTGGTATGGATGAATTTGCGCTTACCGCCTGTGAGACCTGGCGATCCAGCATGCTCCCGGTGCCCCATTGTTCCGCGTCTGAGTCAGAGAACATCTGGACGACAGTATTAACCGGCCCCGATGATCCCGCCGCGGCTGTTCCGATCAGGAGCACCTTATATGATGTCGCAGCCGTAGCCTGTACCGCTGCTGAGTTGTCAATGGATGCATAACGTCCGGGTAGATTTGTCTGGGGAACGCCTGTAACGAGTGCCATTTAGATTGCCTCTGTATCCTTCGCCTCAGGTTCTGAGGCCTTGATCTTCCGTGCGCGCTTTTTCTGCGCCTTCTTTTTTTGGGTCTTTTTTTGGCCTGGCCGATCGTGGGGATAACCGTCGATCTCAAGATCCCCCGCCATGTATGCCCGGTGCAGATCTGGCGTTACCTGGAGCGACTCTTGCTGGGCGATCGCGCTTCGGCCGTTGTTGAATTTGACCATCACTGGCGAGCCGTCCGGGTGCCGCTTCGCTGGCCTCATGCTGTATTTTTTAGGGCTCGCCATTATGTGAATATTACCTCACCCAGAGCCGGCGGCGTGCCGCCGTCTGGGTGTATGTCCCCAAAGATGGTATTGAGATCCGGCAACAGATTTAGGTTTATGTTGCCGATCTGAACATCGTGAGACCACTGAATCTCGAAAAGCGAAAAGCCCATTCTGTCAAGCTTCGCTGAGTACTTGTTGGATGCCCCGATCTCGTTCGCGCGCCGCCAAGGGTATCGCGGATCATCCACTCGGCGTGCCGGTGAAAAACTCGAATCGAGCACCTTGGGCGGCACCATCTGATTAACTAGAGACAACACGATCCCCATCATAGAAACCCCGTAGTGGTATCTACCTTTCTCTTCACCAAGATCTGCGCCAGTCCCGTTGGCAGTGATCCCGGCGGCAGCAAATCGAACCTTTACTATCGGGGCAGCCCCGGAACTATCGATCGATCCGCTCGTGCCTAGACACGTGACAAATAGCGCCGGTACCTTGAAGCCGAGCCGGGTTGTTTCATTTGCATCTATCTGGCCCCGCCATCTCTCGATCGTCTTGAAAAAAGATTTCCCGTACTGCTGCAGGTAGTTGACCGCCCACGCCTCTAGCCTTCCGACTTCTGCGCCCGCGATCCCATCTCTTGCGTTTACCGCGCCGTCTATAACCTCAAGCGCCATCAGAAGGAGCCTTCCCAGATCTCACCAGCTAGATCGCTGATGTCTTCCGTGTCGTCATCAGTCACGCCTAACCATGGGCGCGCAGGGAGATCGCGCGGGCTGGCCTCTGCACCGAAGGCGCCAATAGTTACCCCGATCGATTCGCTGCCGTACTGATTGAAAGTGCCATAATCAATCCGCGTGCCTACCTGCGCCGCGCCGCGCTGTGCCTCTGCGTGCATTGTATTGAATAGCGCCAAGGTCTCGCGCAGTTTCCCTGGCCCCTTTTTGCGGGATCCGTATGGTTCGCTTAGCGGCTCCCATGGGGTGCCCTCTGGATCGATCTCGTCGATCATGCGAAGCCGCGTGTTGTCCCTGACCGCGCGGGCATACTTTCCCATAGTCGACTTTATGAAAAGCCGGGAAACTGCGCGCTCGATCTGCGCAGCCTTGACGCCCTCTATCGTGATCTCCACGCTCACTAGATCACCTCGCTTAATTGCGATCGAGTTAATAGCCTCGCGTTGGCGCACACCTGCGAGGAGTTGGCCTGCACAACCGCCGATCCGCCTGGGTTGATCGTGCCGTCTGCAATCATCCTCAGCTGCTCCATCGCCTCATCTCTGCGTTTGGCGATAAGATCAGTCATCGATGCCCACGTTTCAGCAAGATAATAGATCGCCAGATCTGCTGTACACCTCTTGATCCATGCCCAAGCGTCATCCGTTTCGGCGTTTGCGATAGGCACAGCAAATCTCGTGCTCAGAAACTTGTTTATTTCAGATTCGGCATCAGTAATGGCAAGCGCTACAGAGGGAAGATCCACGAATCCATCACAGTTCCGATCTGCGACGCCCTGCAGATAGTCTAGACCATATCTGTCCACTATCTCCTGCGCGGTAATGTATGCCATCGAAAGAGCCTTTCACCGCCTGTGCCCCGCCGCGGCTATGCCGGACGGGGCCAAGGGCGCAACACAGACGCCTTATGCGAGGAACGGATTGACCACAACCTCCGCGGCGCCGCGGAGAATGTTAGACGAGCCCGAGCTGTTTCGCTCATTCTGCATCAGTTGCAGGGCTGTTGTCTCAAGCTCCGGGGGAACCATCAGAACATTAGGCTGAACCATGATTGGCCGATCTCCGTCGCCCCTGAATCGCCGCATTTGCGCACGGGCATCAGAGAACCCGGCGAAGTCGAGGGTAGCTGTACTCTGAAAGACCCTGTGTGGCATCGCAGGCGCAACGGCAACACGCGAGAACGCTCCGACGAGGTGCTCACGGCGCATGAATCCGCGCTCGCTGTTCTCGACGTCAGCACTGAGAACCTCAAGACTATAAGCCTCTCGCGTCTGAAAAAGAACGGCGCGGCTACTGGTGCGCGTATCCATCAAGAACCACTTAGGGCCAGCCCCTGTGGTGTCGATGTTGGACCAATCCGAACCCTTCTTAAGCGGGTGAGCTGCGCCAATAAGCGGCGTCCCATCATAGCAAAGGGCTGTAGTCCCCTGGAGATCAAGGAACTCCCAAGAAAGGCGATCTTTGTGCTCGGCTGCTGCCTCGCCCATCTTTGTGATGTAGTCGCTAATTCCCTGAATGCGCGAGCGATCAAGCAACGCATCCCGCTTGATTCCATAGGTAAGCTCGAAATCATCATTTACGACGGTGAATTCACTACCGGAAAGCTCGCGAACTTTGCGCTCGCCTTCCCATTTCTGCATTCCAATCGACTGCGACAGAAAAGTGTAGATGTTCTGCTCTGTGTCGCTTTCGACATCCATCAGCAGGCCGCCGGCCTGGCTGTGTACGGTCATCGCATTTTCAAATGCGCTTTTGAAAATATCCGGAAAGATCTGAGTCAAATAGACCTCAGAGCTAAACGGCTGGCTTCCTGTAACGTTGGTTCCCATCGTTCGATTCCTTTCAGACTAGAGCACGGTACGGGTGTCAACCCAAACGAGCCCCTCTGCGTCGATGCTGGTGATCTTGCCGGCGACTAGGCCCGTGCCTGCTGCTGGTGAAAAGGTAATACTCGTTCCGTCGTTTCCGACCTTGCCAGCTAAACCGACATCGGCCTGGGTGACAGGCGCCGCCACATCGTTCTCGAATCCGACGTATCCGCGCGCGAATTTGATGACATCACCGATTGCGCCGCCACTCTCAGACCAACCGAGAAAGGTAACAGCGGCTCCGCTTCCCGCAGGGACCAAAAGGCCCGCGGCGTTCAGCGCAACAAGGTTCGACGGATCAATGGCCTCAGCGGCAACGGCGGTTTGCGTAACCGGCGTGCCGAGAGTGGCCATGTTTGTTGAAACGGTCATTGGTTTCTTTCCTCAAATTTCTTTCTAGAGAACGCGAGAGGCACGCCGGCCGCCTTGGAGAATTCCTCGGCTGTGTCATACCCTGCGATGTAGCTAGCTTCGGTTGTGCCCTTGGGCGGTTCAGTGAGCCCGGGCGTGACCTTGGTCAATCCCATGTCCGGCTTGACGGAAAACAGATCCACGAGGCCTGTCAAGCCGGCCTCGTCTCGCGCGATCGCTGTGTATTTGTCAACTTCAGCAGGCGTGATCTTGCCAGCCTCTAGGGCTCCCATGATTGCCTGATCGCGCTTCACCTCAAACGCCTCAGCGGCACGATCTGCGTCTGCCCTCTCTAGCATCTCGATCTTGCCAAGGGCATTTGCCAATTGGCCCTTGCTCGCCTCAAGCAATTCGATCGTGGATCCGTGCTCCAGCTTAAGGGCAGCGAAGGCTTCCGCGTCTCGCTTATGCGAAACAACTAGCGCTGTGATCTCGTCGTGCGTCGCGTCCTTTTGGAGCCCTAGCACAGCGCGCACGCCTGATGGGTTGTTGGTTTTTTCTGACATATCTGCACTTTCTCTATTGTTTAGCGCTGGCATTCTTAGCGCTGGTGTGTTCGTCAGCGCAGCCGAGGTAAATTGCTGAATCACCCGCGTTTCGGCGTCAGGAATAAAAGCGGGTGAAATATACCTGACAGATCTAGACGCCACGCTCCTTGCGCCGTCTTCCGTCCACTCAACATCCGCAACAAGTAGCCCGCCCTCGATTCTCATGCTCGCAGGATCGATCCAGGCCGCCGCCCATGCCTCCCTCACCGGGTGCCCGCTCTCAGCGTCGTGCCACCAGTCGAGCACAAAACCGTCTGGGTAATCGGCGCGCGTTCTCGCTATGACATCCGAGACATCTTCCTCCGGGAGTCGAAAAAAACGGCCGTCGCGCGCCTCAACATCACCGATCGGTGCAAGGGGGATCGTCGTCGGCACAGTGCCGCGCGACTCGTCACCGTCACCGTCGAGAGCAAATAGATCGATCGCGCCACCAGCGAAAGAGGCGCGAGCCGGATCGGCGTCAGTCGTCGGCACGGACGGCACGCACCCATTGTGGGGGCGAATCCGTTCGCGTGTCAAGAATAGTGTATAGCGCAGATTGCGCGCTGCTATTTATATCTAATCACCGATCGCGGATCCCTGCGATCGCTCGCGTAACATCTGGGGATCTCCTTATCGAATTGATCCCCCAATAGATCACCGTGCTGCTGTGCTGCTGCGCGTCATCAATTGCCGCGCGCATCGCTGATCCGGCAGAGTGCCCGCGGATCCCTGTCTGGCGATAGGCCGCGAGCGCGGGGACGATCCGGATCTCTTCTCCGAATTTATCTCGCCATTGCCTGACGCCCCTGCTGACGACTGTCGACGGATCAGCCTTGCTCGTGCTTGTGCTGTAGCACTGGGGCACCGCGTAGTCACACACAGCGATCAGCGGGCCAAGCTTTCGCCTCGGGGCATATCGGATCCCTGTCACTCCCATTTCGAATTTCCGTCCTGCGAACAGCGACGCCACAAGAGATGCAACCTCTGAGTAATTCATCGGGTTACGCGCCTGGGTAAACGGTTCCTCTGCATCCCAGATCAGCGAATTTGCGCCAGTGTCATCCATGAGGGGGATCAGGAATTTTGCAGCATCCTCCAAATATTCCCTATGGGGCATGATCCACGACATCAGATGGACATCGATCCCGGAGGCATGGCACTCGCCCGCCAAGCGGATCAGCCTTTCTCGCGTCCTTATGCTGAATTTCTGCTTTTTTCGCCAGGCGCTGTGATCGTTAACGATGATGTCTGCGCGATTAATTCCGGCCGAAACCATAGCGGCGACATCTCTCGCGGGGTGCGATAGCGACGCGGATCCAGCCCATGCGCCCACTGTCTGGATCCGTGTTCGCGCCGCCTCTATTTTTCCGATCGGCGGCGCGTCTGGTCCTTCCTGGTCATCATCTATCGCCGAGTGTGCGCGATCGTGTGTGCCGCCTGTGAGCTTGGCGAGTTGATCGCCTGGCCTCACAAGTGCCCAGCGCGCAACCCTTATAATATTACCCGCCACCCAGATCAGCACCCTTGGAATACTACCCGCCGCTGACATCTGGCCTCGACTCTAGCACAGGCACAGCTTCACACCTGCAGCCGGGTGCAACGCCTGGATCGCCGTCCTGTGGCGGGTCCGCCCACCTGAAGCGCTCACCGTCTCGCTGCTCGTGTAGCGGTCTCACCTCAGAATCCCGCTGCGTCAGCCAATCGTATTCCCCGATCTCGTTCGCAAAATTGAATTGCGAAGCATATTCGGTGTTCATGCTGTCCGACTCCCAAGCGGCGATCCTATCCGCTCGGCCTTGCGTCATCGTGAACACCAGATCGGCGCCAGCTATCGCGCGGGCGATCCGCTCGTCCTTTGTTCCGCGGGTCATCAGCGCCGCCAGCATATGCGCCTCAAGCTTGGCGATTGCCTCGACCCTGATGCTCTCTACTAGATCCTCATTGCGAATAAGCATCACCGATTCGATCCTATCCGTATCAGCCGCCTCTGCTTTGCTGTGGATCTCCGCGCGTTCGTCTGCGCCGTCTGTCAGCTTGGCAATCTGATCGTCAAACATCCCAAGCGCGGCGGGGCGCATGCGTTCCACGTGCTCGGCTGCAGCACGATCGGCCGCCTCCCCTGGCTTGCCTGCGATGCGACGGGAAGCCCGCCCAAGCGCGGCGTGTAGTGCCGCGCGGGTCGATGGTCGCAACCCGCCCCCATCGTCTAGCCTTACCATTGCGCCGAGCCTTGACAGCACCTCGGCACCCACGATCGCCTCAAGCTCTGCTACGTATTTTTGGAGATCCCGCGCGTAGGCATGTGCGGCGCGATCTATTCGATCGCCGTTCCCGCGAAAGGGGCGCTAGCCCGTGCTTCCATCTTCTGCACATCCGCCGCCATATAACGCCGCCCACCGCCCGCTATCCGCACACTATTCAGCTCCCCCGCGCCGTCTAGCGCGAACACCTGGGAAACGGGCACCCCGAGCACGCGGGACACCTGCAGCGCTGATAGCATCTCCTCGCTGTCCGGCGGTTCGCTTACTTGTTCATTGTCTGGGCTGAGTGTCGCTGAAAGCGCATCGACTGGATCTTCGGGCCTTGATAGTCCGAATTTTTCGTAAAGTTCTGAGACGCTGACACTTAGGCCGCGATCGATAAACGGCACGATCGCCTCAGAGAAAGATACCATATCCTCGGGATCTGATACGTCAAAGGAAAACGAGGGCGGTGTTGCTGTGGCTCCAAAATTAAGTTCAACGATAGCCGCGATCAGCTGCTTGTTTATCGTATCTTCGAGAGAGCGCGCGTCGCTGTTCCGGATGTCGTTCCGGACCTCTGCATGAACCTTTGCCTGGGATAAAGACGCGCCATCCTCTGTTGTCATCGTCTGCCCAAGCGTGACCTTGCTGATCTCCTGGTTCCAAAACCTGACGGCGGATTCGTAAAAATCACCATGATGAGTGGTGTTCACCCCAAGGAATTCGATCTTCACATTATTAGAAAACAGGGCCTTTCCATCACTGCCAAGAGCCTGCAGTGCTGTGAAGATTTCACCTTTATCCTTCTCCGTTGCGTTTGCTTGCATCTCTGCATAAACAACAGGCATCCCAAAAACCTCAGAGAACGCTAACCAATCCTTGGTTACAAATGCCTTCATAAGGTGAAGGGCTGCGACCGTATAGATCAGTCCAGACCGGATCACCTTGCCGCTTTTCAGGCGAGGAGTGTGTTGAATGAAGCGATAGGACTTCAGCGGTTCACCAAATTGCGGCGCGTCTTCCGTCAGAAGCTGGATCTCTGTTTGCGTCTGCTCATCAAATCCGAAGTGCCGCTGATCCCTCCACAGGTAGCGAGATGGCACATACCTCCATTTGTGCAGATCTGGATCGGCCTTGTTTAGCTCCCAAATGATCTCCACCACTGAGAAACCCTTGCTAATCCCGTCAAGGAGATCCCCGAGGCATGAATCAAACCCGCCAGATGAGAGCGCCCAGGAAACAAACTCTGCGATCCTTGCGTCCTTTTCGTCTTCGCTGGCTGGCGAGATATGCCAGGGCAGCTGCCGTACTGCCATCTTCCTCGTTGAGAGCACAGACCTGTAATGTGCGTCTCTCTCCTCTACCTCTTGCGCGAAAATCATGAGGCGCGAGACATCCCAATTTGCGGCATCCCTAAGGAGCACGCCCAGTGAAACCGGGGTCACTCCGCGGGCTATGAATTGTTGCCATGGGGTGCGCCTGCCCGTGCGTGATTCCGCCGCGACTTGTCGCGTTAATTCGCCCTTGCTTATCTTTTTTTCGTTGCCCTCGGTATCTTGAACGTCTGGCATTTTAGAATCTCCTTCTCGTCTGGCGCTTTGGCACGCCCATAGCTGAGACCCTTGAGCCCCCGCCCTTGCTTGCACAATACATCAGCGCCGCCGCTACCGCGAAATCACCGTGTCTAAGCGCGCCCGTCCTGCCCTTAACCCTTCGTTTTGCGACCCGTGGCTTTCCGTCGATCAGTTCCACGAGGCGAAAATCCTCCGCGCAATCGTCATCGTCAGGTATGTCAATCTGACGCTCTATCACTCCCCTGTGAAGTTCTGGCCAGTTCTCATCATGCCACTTTGGACCGAGCTGATGGCCTTCGACCATGCGCCCAAAATTCTCTGACGCCCATTCTCTGAGTGCAAATCCGTTACCAGTCTCATCCATTGATACGCGGGCCAGCCTGGTAGCGTTGGATATCATGGCACCTAATATCTGCTCTTGCTGTCTGAGTGGGATACAAAACAGTTCGAGCGTCAGCGCGCACTCTCTCACCTCGCCTGTCATCTGCCCAAGCACCCACACAGAGCCGTCTGTGTATCGGGCGAAGTCGACGCCGATCGCCTTCCCTTTCATCGGATTCAGCGTGCGCAGCGCAGGAAGCAGCGTCCGATCGATCCAGTCTTGACATGCTCGCTCCCGATCTCGCTTGTCAGTGTCTCCCCACTCACGAGGCTGCCGCCACCTTATGACCTGTAGACCCGCCTTGCGACAGAGCGCGATCGAGTTTGGATCGAAGTATCCGGCCCCCTGCTTGGAAGGTATGCAGTCAAGTTCCTCTGCTGCCGCTGGCCCGTAATTTGTCCGTAGCTCCTCCTCCCACTCTTCCGCGCGATCATCGGTATAGGGCACCCCTGATACAGTGGCAATTCGCCTGGCGAGGCCCTGATCGATTGCCTCTGAGAGCGGGATCGAGTGGAAGCCCCATGATGGGTTAGTTCCGCCCCTCGCCTCCTCTACAAGCTTGTTGAAGGCGTTATCTTCCCCGCAGTGTGTCGAGATAAAAGCCACGCGCCCGCCCCACATGAGAAACGCCATACACGCGGTTCTGATGCCATCAAGATCATCCACGTGTGCGGCCTCATCGATAAACGCCGCGCCTTGCTTCCCTCTGAATTTGCGGGGCCTGCCAGCTAGGGCGCAGATCCTGTGCCCGTTCACAAACGCAATCGACAGAATCTTAACCTTGACGCGCTCACCATTGACGGTTCGCGGCTCGCCTCCATCCTCGTCTATCCACACCTCACCGTGAAGAACGCCAACCACTTTGGCCCATGTCTCACAATCTCGGATAAAGTCCTTTGCATCCTCCTCCGCATAGGTCATGAAGTAAACATCCATGCCGCCGCCTGACTTCTGCGCGCTTGCTACTAGGACTGCCTCTAGAGCCGATGCCCATGTGATACCCGTGCGCCTCGACTTCTCGCACACCTTTACCGGTGATCGATCTGCGATCCATTCCCTTTGGTATGGCAGAAGGATCGGGTCGCTAGCTGTGCACATGCTAATCCCTCGGCGCAGATATTGAGAGGTTGCCGAATCTAACGCTTGCGGACGCGGCGCCGTTTAGCCGCGCCTGCAGTCGATATATAGTGAGCGAGTCGACAGGCGGCTCGTCCGTGTCAAAGACGAATATTTGCCAGCCGCCCGCTGTATCGCTGTGGGTGTACGCTTGCGCGTGCATTTGGATCGCTGGGTCGCCCCTGACGATCCGCATCTCAAAGCCTGACCCGCTGACCTTTACCTGTCCGATCGCCCTCCCCCTAGCCCGTAACCATTGCAAGGTGATCCCTGGGACTGATGTCACTATGCCGTCAATGTCTTCCCAGTCCTGATCGGAGACAACAGATCGATCAGACATTTTCGAAGATGCCTCAAATTCCATCTCCTCCCCCGATGCCATGGGGACAAGGGCGTGCACGGGCTGATCTGTGTCAACGCCCCATACCATGCCATCAGGCGGGTCCGTGTATGATGTCCAGCCGGCATCGATCCCGGCGAAGCCTGTAACAGGCGGCGTGTATTCGTTCTCAAATTGCCATACTGCCGTTGAGATATCGGGCCGCTTTCTGAATTCCTCAACGCGGACGATGCCGCCTGCCCCGCTGTTATAGATTGCTACCCACATCAACTAGGCTCCAAGATTGCATACATTGTGCACTCGCCGGGTTTGTCGCTCGCGTCATACTCGATCTCGTAATAGGAACCCGACAGCACATCTATATCGATCACTTCGACGCCGCCGAAATCTGCGTTTATGTTCGAGAGTGTCACTGTTGCTTCTGGCGATCCGCTGATATGTACTTTCATGACAGTGCTGCTAGTTGCTTCTTTTGTCTGATAGACAAGCCTTGTCAGCTTCCCGCCAAATGGTATTGCCTGGCGGGTCTTAGGCTTTGAGCTGTCGTCTGCGTCCGAGCTTTTGCCGTATGCTATGAGAAATTTTCCTAGTGAGTCGCTCTTTGCGCCGAAGCCTGGCAGTGCTATCTGTACCGTTCCAGATGCCCCATCGTCTCCCTTTTCTCCCTTCTCTCCAGCAAGGGCGGTGCACGAGAACGAGGATTCTGAGCCAACCCAAGTCGGAGCGAAGGAGACTGTCGCTTGAGATTCTACCTGTATTTGGATCTCTACATAATCGCCTGCCGAAAGCTTCAGCGGCGGAGGATTTACAACCGCAGACCAATAATCGCTAGCGCTTCCGGAATTGCGTATATACACGCTCCCGTATGGCTGGGCCTGGATCGCCCCATTGACCAAGATCCTTGCTACAGTCTGTGCGCGCGCGGTTGAAGATGTAACGCGCAGGCTTGCCGCGATCAGGTATGTGCCATCGTGATCAACGGTGATCCGGCTTGGGTTTGTAGAGTTTGAGTGAGAAAGGCCGGGGTCCTTTTCTCTTTCGGTGTCCCATGTGCAGATGAGCGGGACTGACTGGGTAAAGGTGGAAGAGTCATCTGTAGATGTCAGGCTAACGATCGGCTGATACCCTGGAACGCCAAACGGCAGCGCCTGACCGAGTATGATCCCGCGAAATCTGTCTGTATCCGAATCGTAGAAGATCGTCCCGTTGTCTGTGGGGTGCTGCGCCGCCGCTAGCTGATCTAGGACGACTGCGCCTGCTGCTAGCTCTGACATTATGGGTTCGCCGGATTGCTTACTGCCCAGTCTACCGAGACTAAAGGCGTCTTGTTATTTGATCCTAGGCGGATCGTGAATCCGCCCGTGGTCTTGTTTCTGACCCGAGGCGTGTAGCCTCGCCCCGTACTGGTGACCCCTAGCGTCACCACATAGGTAGCGCTCGGCTGCGCAGTGTTGAATGTAACGCTAGCCTCAAGCGGCGTGCCCGTGAAATCGACATTCACCGCCAAGCCTGCCTTGCCACTCGCGCCTGATACTGCAGCGTCAAGCCCCGCGAGGTGTGCCGTCAGTTCGGTAGATGCCGTGACCTGTGGGGGCGTCGTGCTGGGTGTGTAGTTCGTTGGAGAATAGTCGATGTGGAGGGTGTCACCATCGATCTGGTCTGCGCCGCCTGCTACATGACGCGCCGCGTGCCCCTCGACCGTGACGCCGTTGAAGGTGCCTCCGTTAGTTACGTTATTGGAGCCCATGTCGAGGGCTCCAGCCATCGCCCGCGTTCCGCTAACTAGCAGATACTGAGTGTGGTCGTCATCAGTAAGGCCCAGTAACGAGCCGTGATCAACCGCGGTGCCAAACGCCACCCAGGCGGCCCCGTTGAACATGACGAATTGCGGAACGCTCTCGTCATACGTCATCCAGCCGGCTGCTGGAACCCCGAAGAACTCCCAAGCCGATCCATCCCATTCTGTTATGTAATCAGCATTGGCCGACCATGCGCCAGTCGGGGCAGTGTCGATTAGATAACGATCGCCAAGCGCCGGAGCTCCTGGCGGTGTATTCAGCGTGTCAAGTACGGGATCGTGCCATGCGTCGTTTTGGATCGCCTGTGTAATCTCATCTCGAACCTGCTGCAGGTTTGGCGCGCTGGTTGTGACGGAAGCGGCTGCCACATTTAGAAGGCCATTGCCGCCCATGTCGACATCACCGGCCAGTGTATTGCCGGCCGTGCGCGCCTGTTCGAGCGTGACTGTATGTGGATTAGTTGCGGCGACGTGTGCCGCTAGATCGGCAGCGGTCGAGAACGTCTGGATCGTCGTGCCGTCATAATATTTGAAGACTCCGGACGTTGAATTGTACCAGTGTTGCCCGTTCTCAGGCGTGCCGGGATCAGCGGCTAGCTGATCGTAAAACATTGTTTCGGTTCCGATTGACATTGGAAATTTCCCTTAGTTGAATGGCGTCGTTTGCCAGCGGATCTCAGCTATGCCGTCTAGGTTTTGCGAGCACAGCTCAAGATCAAACCCGGCGGCTGTGTAGTTCGTTGCGTTTACCAGGACCACTCGCCCGCTCGATGTGGTGATCTGGGTTGCGATCGAGTAGTTAGCGTCTGGGTAGAGATCGGGTAACACGATCGAAGCAGTCAGAGGCGAGCCCGTAAAGGCGGCGGGTAACACCGTGCCGGCCTGGACTGCAGCGCTAGCGGGTAAACCGGGCGGCCCCTGTGTGCCTCCAATATTCTTGACTACCGTGTTCTGCACGCGCACGCGTGCCCTGGGAGAACGCGTGCTAATCACTACAGGGATCCCCATGCGCTACCCCGGTGAATCCCCAACCGTGAATCTTCCGTCCTGGATCGTCCGCAAATTGATCCCGTCCGTGGCCCTCACTCTGTATCTGTACTGCCCGGCGGCCGGCATATCACCGCCGGGCACAGATAGGCTCAGCACGCCGAGAGTAGGATCGCCGCCGAATGATGCCGCGATCGTCGCTAGCGTCACGGCAGGATCGAGCGGATCAAACACGATCGCGCTGTCCACAGACAGCCCCGTAAAATCGCGCGGCGTCCCGTTCTCATCCAGGTGATCATAGTCCCGATCGAACATCTCACCCGTGCGGACAAGATCTGAGAATCCCCCGATCGGCACACTGGCGATCCCTGCCTGAGTGTATGTGATGGCCACGGCGCAAGCATAGCACGCGCGGCAAGCGCCCTAGCAAGCCAGCAGCAACACCGTATATACGATGCCACCGCCAAGGATCAGGCCAGTGATCGCCTGTCCTGCTGCCTGTAGCAGTTTGCCGATCTGTGCGATAGTGCCTTGATTCGGGTCCATGCGCGCGCAACAGATCGCGCGCGCAATTATTCCCGTCAGATTTTCGCAGGCGGCACTATCCCAAGCTCGGCCAGCCTTCGATCTACCATTGCTGTGAGATTTGCCGCGGATCTCTGTGCGGCGGCTGCCTGGCGCGCAGATGCCTCGCCCGCCCGCCTCTCGCCCGCCTCTCGCATCCTGTCCCGCCTGGCCGCTGCCTCCCGCTTGGCGGGCAAGATAGCCTCGGCTGATAGCGCCGCGAATCTAGCTGGGTCTGCCCTGGCTGCCCTGGCGAGCACTGGCTCGCGGTGCCTCGTATCTGCTGCCTGTGCCTCTAGCGCATCCCTGACGGCTGCCCAGTCGATTTCATCCTGTGCCACGCCATAGCCTATCATGATGCAGCGTCGTCCAGTGCCTCTAGCCCTAGGATTCGCAGGGCTGCGCTGCGCTTGGCGGCGTCCGTGCTCGCGTCTCCGCCCGCTAGATCGCTGGGTGTCACCACGCTATGCGTGCTGCGATCGCTCATATCGCATAGGTGCTTCGACAGGTGGATCAGCACGCTGCTGGACCCCGCCGCCTCGGCATCGCGTGCCCGGTCCATCATCAGTCCCATGATTTCCCTGCCGGCTTCGGCCTTTCCCGTCTCGTATGCCGTCTCGATCTTCCCCTCAGGATCGTCTCTGCGCCATCTGATGAGGGTGACCTCAGCGACGCCTAAGAGCGCCGCTGTTCGCTTCCATGTGCAGTTCAGCTCGCCGCATCCCTTCACGATCCTAAGGATCCGCATGCGCTCCCTTTCGCCCTTCGATTGCCAACCACAGCCGGCCGGTGCCCCATTCTTGCTCGTTGACATTCGCGCCCCCTGCGCAATCATGTTAGCGCGCATCCTTCGCGCTGTCCACGCACACGAAATCCGTGCAAATGCAGCGGATGTAGCGCGTGGAGAATACCTCGCCAGCCGCTGAGCATGTCTCTACGACGATCCGCCCGCTGCCCTCGCAGTGGGGGCAGTCGGGGCGGGGCTTGCGGTAATTCACTCCGAGGCCCCTAGCAGCTCGTCGCCTACCTCGACCGCTGCCGCCATCCATGCGACCGCAGCCCATTCGTGGCCCCATATGGCCCTAGCCCTGAGCATTGACGTTCCCTGGCGGCACCGCAGGCAGTAGGACATGGAATTGGTGCCAACCTTGATGTCGACGTTTGAGCAATGGGCGCACCGGATGTCCCACGCGCTCGGCCTTGGCTTGGGCGCGCTCATTCGCAGGCCTCTAGCAGCTCATTCGGTGTCACCCCGAACCATCGCGCGATCTCCAGAAGTCGAGCCAGGCTTGGGGTCTTATCGCCGTTCATGATTTTGCCGACGAAAACGCGCGAGACCTCAAGCTCGCGGGCTAGGTCCGCGCATGTCTTCTCGCGCTCGATACACAGGCGGCCGATATTGCCTGGGATGTGGTGTGCTGCGTATATCATGGGGCTCTCACTGCCGATGGCCCGTGCTCTTGAGAGCTACGGGCCTGGTGGTGGTGGGCAGGATTCGACTCATCCGGAGATCCTTGTGAACCAGCGAGACGCTTCGTCGAGCGTCATGAGTGGGCTTGTATTGCCAGCCAGTGGGCGGTCGAGAGTGATTTCGATCGATGCGCCGTAACAATCACGGACAGACATCACAGTTCGATCTTCCCCCGTGGGCGCTGTGATCGTGCGCCCCTTGCTGTTGAAAAGGTCGTTCATGGTGGGAATGGTCTGCGTCGTTTCCATATACAGAGATTAGACCCTATCGGGTAACAGTGCAACCCCCAAGGGTTACTTAGTTATACCGAATTCGGCACTTTAGCGATTTAGTTTCACTTAGGGTGCGCGGTTTAGCGCTACCACATGAACGGTGTCTGTGGTCCAGAATTCCCAGCTCTCAAGACCGTGGCACCCCTTCGTCAGGACCCGGACTAGGTGAGCGAACCTTCCGCCCTTGCCTTTAGCCTTCCGCGTGGGGCTGACGCTGACAACCTCAAGATCTACAGCTGACCCAGGGTGATGCTTGAACCTATCCCCAACTTTGAGATTCTTAGCGGCGGTTTGCGTCGTTTCCATATACAGACCTTATACCCTATGGGTTCACAACACAACCCCCAAGGGTTACTTTGTTTGGCTGAATTCGGCACTTTAGCGATTTAGTTTCAATCTGATGCGCGGTTACGAGCAAGGCCCGTGCTCTTGAGAACTACGGGCCTGGTGTGGGGGCGGAGGGCGGGTTAGCCCCAGGCGACGGCGCCACCATTTAGCGCGGTAGCAACGCAATCCTTCTTCGTAAACAGACTGTGTGCCCACAGCCACTCGCTGCCATTGTCTGCGGTGTACTCGCAGCAGCCGTCATCATCGTGTGGGTAAAACAAGCGCCACTCGCGCGAGTCGTCATCTCGAACAACCAGCCACTCGCTGCCGTCCGAGACTCTCACCAGGTATTCACCATCATCGAGGCGGGTTGTCTTTGCGGTGCGTGCTTGCTGCGTCGTTTCCATATAAAGAGACTATACCCTATGGGTTCACAATACAACCCCCCAGGGTTACTTAGTTTGCACGAATTCGGCACTTTAGCGATTTAGTTTCAATCAACCGCGCACTTTCGCGCCAGCACTTGATGCCTCCTCGCACAGCCGCGCTATTGCCCGGTTATGCTGCGATATCACCGCGCGGACCCTGGCGCAGGTTGCCCCGTGGCGGCCGGCCAATTCGTCTATCGCGCGACTGTGGGCCCGTATCAGGCTTTTAAGTGTGCTCTCGTTTGCTTCCATAGTATGCTCTCACTGCCTGAGGCCCGTGCTCTTGAGAGCTACGGGCCTGGCGGGGGGCGGAGGGGGTCATCCCAACATGCGCGCCGTGTGGGCCTCCCCGCGCATCCAGTAGCAGTCATGATCCAGGCTCCACGGTGACCCGCACTCGCACACGTCGGGCCCCACTGCGCAAATGTCCCGCTCCCAGTGTGGGACCGCGTCCCACCACCCGTAAAGCGCGAGAAACCTGGGCGGGTCCTCGCAGCGGAACCCACCAGGCGGTTCGCACGCGTCGGGCGTCCGCACGCCGGTGTAGATGCGCCCCCCATTCATGGCTGCATGAGCGGTCACTGTTGTGGTGATGGTGATGACGAGATCTGTACTGGTGTCGCTGGTGTGTGACATGTACTGCCGGAGATTTGTGCAGGGGACGGGGTGGCTTGCTCGGTCCTTCATGCTTTTCCTAGTCTAGTCGGCTACATAGCAGGATCGGCCGCCCACTATGATCACGCCCTCGGGTCCGGCCTCGTCGCTGGCCTCGCGCTCGCTGACGGTAGCGGGGCGGATATCGTCTCCGGTCTGGTAGTCGACTAGCGTACCGTGGTCGGTTTGAGTTTCGGTGCTGGTGCTGTCGATGTCGATGTCGCTGGCGAGGCTCATACCCCGAAAGCCGCGTCTGGTAGGTACGCGGCCGGGGTCGATTGAGTGGTCGAGGTCACTCTCGCACTAACACTAGGGGGAGGCCATCATCGGACAGGTTAAGGGAATCGCCGGCCTTGGAGTTATTGAGCCAAATCTCCAAGCGCTCTAACCCGGAGCGGGTGAGAGTGTCACGCATATCAGCGGTCGTTAGTCCCTCGGACTTCCAGGCTGATTTTGCGTCTGATGGGATGCCGAAAGTGTTTGCTGCGTTGCTCATGAATAGAGACTATACCCTATGGGTTCACAGTGCAACCCCCTAGGGTTACTTAGTTCCCCCGAATTCGGCACTTTAGCGATTTATCTTCAATCACCCGCGCACTTTCGCGCTATCCCCCGAAACGCTCTAGCAGCTCCGGGGCGGCGTGGAGCGGCACTAGGAGCACGAGGCCGGCGATCCACACCGGAGCACGCATACGGGGCCGCTCCCAGCCCCAGAGCACACACCGGATCGTGTACTCGCATGCCAT